TCTCATCCGCTCTCGCCACTATCACTATTGCTGCTGCAGTCTTCCTCGCAGGTAAGCGTGATGCTCGCCGTGATCAAAATGAACAAAGGATGCAAGACTACATAGACACCAATGAAAGGGTCCGTGATGTTGAAATCAACACTGATCGTGCTGCTGCTATTAAGCGCTTGCTCGAGCACAACGGTGTCCGGCACTGACGTGCTTTGTGGCATCCCTACGCCTACAGTGTCTACTCTGGACACGACAGACACTATAATCTCTGTGGACAACTACCTTGCTAAGATCAGGGCTGTCTGTACTTAACCCCGAAAGGAGGCCTCTTATGGCTAGACGAACGGTCAAAGAGGTCTCAGATGACCTAGATCAATTCATTACAAGACTTTATAGCCTAGAGAACTCACACACGGATTTGGACTTACGCCTACACCTGCTCCAAAAGGACGTCAGGAAGAACTCAGAAGAGCTCTCGGGGATCGCCGACTACTTCCGTTGGTTTATGAAGGTCGTTATTGGCCTGCTGATCACGGCAGTTGTAGGCTTCATAATTCAAGGGGGATTAGCGTGATGTCAGACAACCTCTTCAATCTCGACGACCTTGTGTCTCCACTTAAACAGTCGGGGCCTAGTTTAAATAGGGCCCCAAACCAACACCGGAAGGACCGAAAAAAATGCCTAATTCAAGCCGTAAGTTCATCGACCCAGCAGGGACTTACACGGGGGGCTATAGCTCCAACACCCTAAATCCCACAGCCGCTTCACACAGGTCAATCCAGACCCGTGGTGTCATCCAAGTCGATATTGCCTCTGGTACAGTCGTCCTCCAGATGCGGGTTGCTGACACAGCCAATTGGGTCACAGTGAAAACCTATGCAGCAAGCGCGATCGATGAAATCGTCTTGGCCAATAGCATGCGAGTTGTGGCCTCTGCTGCGGCAAGCGCCTACTTGGGAGAGATTGTCTAATGCCTGAAAACGTCCTTTCCAACATGGTCCCACCCGCTGCTGGTGGTATTGCAGGTTCTTTAACCGCAGAGCAAAACGCTGCTCAGTCGTTCACCGCAAACACCGACACGGTGCTTGTGTTCGGGAACATCACAGACGATGCCTTCTCGGGTTGGGATGCGGTAAATCATCGTTACTCTTGCGATGCCACTTTGGCTGGGGCTTACGCTCAAATGGACCTAAACACCGAAATGAATGGTGGTGTCGCAAGCGGATCTCTTATGAAGCTCCAACTCCAGTATTCAAACAACGGTGGCACAAACTGGGTCGCAGCAGGCGCAGACATCGGGTCTGATTTCTTCGGCACAAAGTCTATCACCTCCCTTTTGAAGGTCCAGACTGGCACGCTTATCCGAGCCCGTGCTACATTCTTTGGCAACGCTCGCGCGTCTTGGGGCAACTCAGGCGTAAACATGAAGATCGTATTCATTAAATAATCGGGGGGCCTTCGGGCCCTCCTACCTCATTTACAGCAATAGAGAGCTACAATATGGCAGATAGACAAGACCCCAAGTCTCCCTTTGAACTTCAGCCTATCGACTACGTGATGTCTGCACTAGAGAACGCACTTCACTCAGGCTTAACGCTCGCAGAGGTGGTGGAGCTAGGCAACTTTGCACAAGACGTAGCCGCTCTGGATTATGCAATCTCACTTTATACAACGTAAAGGAAACAATATGAAAACGCACCTAGTCATTCCAGATGGGCATGCGAAGCCCGGGGAGGACCTAGAGCGCTTCAACCTGCTCAACAAGTTCATCCGCGAACTCCGCCCAGATGTCATCATAAACATTGGTGATGCTGGCGACATGCATTCCCTCAATAGCTTCGACAAGGGCAAAGGCTCCTTCCACGGGGCCTCCTATGAAGCTGACATCAACGTCACAGTCGATAGCTTAGACAAGACATTCCACAAGGTCCCTAAGTCTATCCGCAAGGTCTTCTGCGTCGGCAACCATGAGTTCCGCATCACGCGTGCTGTTGACCAAGCTCCAGAGATGGCAGGCGACAAATTCGGCATCTCAATGAAGCACCTTCAGCTAGACCACTATTTCAACGATGTGGTTGATTATGAAGGCGCGGCTGCTGGCACCATCGACATCGACGGTATCACCTACGCCCACTATCTAACCAGTGGAGCTATGGGACGACCTATCTCTGGTGACAATCACGCTCGATCTCTGCTGGTCAAAGGCCACCAGTCCGCAACAGTGGGTCACTCACACTTCCTGGACTACTCTACGCACGTCACTAGCTCAGGCAAGCGCCTGCACGGATTGGTCGCTGGCTCATTCAAGGGCAAGAAGAACGACGCCTATGCAGGCACAAGCGCACGCAACTATTGGCGTGGTGTAGCTGTTAAGCGTTTGGTCAACGACGGCCAATATGACCTGCAGCTAGTCAGCATGAAGCAATTGGAGGCGCTGTACAAAACATAAAAGGAAACACCATGACACAACCAACACTGGCAGCGTCAGCCATCCAGTACGCCAAGGACATCACTGAGGGGACGATAGGGGCTAATAAGCACATTCGTCTTCAGTGCCAGTCTTTCTTGAACGACCTGAACACCAACCAACAGGACGACAGCTTCCGCTGGCAATTCTCGGAGGAGCTGGCGGACCACGCCCTCGCCTTCATGCAGTTGTTCAAATATGTGGAAGGCAGCGTTGTAGGTCAACAGATCCGGCTATCGCCTTGGCAGGCTTTTATCGTGGCCAATGCTTTCGGCTGGGTGGACAAGGACGACCAAGAGATCCGTCGCTACACACGCATGGTCTGCTTGGTTGGTCGTAAGAACGCCAAGTCTACACTGCTGGCCGTCTGGGCACTATATGAACTAAGGTTTGCCCCAGAGGGTTCACAGCTGGTCACGATGGCAACCCAGAAGGAGCAAGCAAAACTCGTTTGGAACATGAGTGGCCGAATGGCTGCAACAAGTGACAATCGGCTGTTGCCTTCATATGACAGAACGGTCTCTGCAATCTCTAACAAAGACAGTTGGAACCGTTACACTGCTCTATCTAAGGAGAGCAAACGTCTCGACGGTCTGAACATCCGGTTAGCCATTGCTGATGAAGCTGCGGCTATCCAAGACCCTAACTTGTTTGACGTCGTCACTTCCTCCATGGGCTCCCAGAAGTCCCCGCAGATTATCTACATCACAACAGGTCAACCAGGAGCAGAGAGCAACCCCTTTACCCAAACCCTAGACTACGGGAAGAAGGTACTGGAAGGAGTTGCTAGTGACGATCGCATCTTTACGATGGCCTACCAGATCGAAGATGGTGATGATTGGCGCGACCCTGATGTCTGGATAAAAGCCAACCCAAACCTTGAAATCAGTGTCTTCATGGAATTCCTGAAAGAGGAGCTTCGGGTCGCTCTGGCCATCCCCAGCAAAGCGTCAAACTTCAGGACCAAATATTGCAACGAATTCATCTCTACAGCAGACGCTTGGATGGAGTTGGCATCTTGGAATAAAAACACTGTGCCGGCCCTCAAAACCGACAGTCCCCTCTACGTGGGAATGGACTTGGGTGCCACGTCTGACCTTACAGCAGTCTCTTTGTTGTGGGTTGATAATGGCCGTTTTCATGTGGACTTCCAAGCATGGGTCCCAGAGGAAGCCTTCCGAAACGCCCCGAAGCACGTGAGGTCTGTCTATGATCTAGCTGCTGAAGAAGGCCACCTACGGGTGACTGAAGGGGACGTCGCGGACCATGATGCAATCTATACCTACCTCCTTGAATTAGCAGAGACGCATAACCTAAAGGAGGTCGCATTTGATAGTTGGTCTGCTATCCACCTAACCTCTCGGCTGACTGAGGCGGGCTTGCCTATGGTACGCTACGACCAGTCAATGAAAGCAATGTCTCCAGCGTCTAAAGAAGTCGAACTCATGGTCAAGGGCGGAACGCTCCAACACCTGGGAAAGCCTTTCTTCAATTGGTGCATAAGCAACTGCGAGGTTTACACAGACGTCAACGGTAACATCAAAGTTCGCAAAGGTGGTGACCCCGCTCTCAAGATTGACCCTATTGTTGCAATGATTATGGCGGTAGGTCGCGCAACTGCTAACGGGGCTCAAAAGCCTGTAAAATTCACGTTCTTTATGGACTAACCAAGGAGGGCCATTGTGCCATCACTTTTAGACTGGCTCCGGCCATCCGAGGCGACCCACGCCCCTACAACCAACCAGGGTAACTTCACCTTTTCCATCGGTGCAACACAGTACAGCTCGCAAGAAGTAACCCCCCAGAACGCAATGAAGAATGCTACGGTGTTCACCTGCCTAAGTGTTCTGGGGACTGCTGTGTCGCAATTGCCTGTGGCTGTTATGACAGAGGGGGATAAGTCATTCAGCCCTGTCGAACACCCAGTCAATGAACTCCTTCGGACGCCTAACGCTTCTCAGAGCCGCTATGAACTCCTCTACGGGATCGTTGTGGACCTTATGCTATATGGTAACAGCTACCTGCAGAAGGTCACTACATCTAGCGGCAAGGTAGTCGAGCTCGTGCCACTCCCGGCTTCGGACGTGGAGACAGTTTTGTCTATGTCTGGCAAGCGCACATTCACGCTTAACGGGCGCAGTTACTCAGAGAAGGAGGTCATCCACTTCAGGGACTTTATTGGCCAAGAAGCTGAAGGCCTCTCACGGGTAAAACAATGTGCCCAACTGGTGGCGATTGATAACTCGATTGACAAGCTTATCGCAGACACATTCGACAACGGTACGTCTGCTTCTGGCATTGTTAGCTTCCCTGAGGATGTAGAGCCAGCAACAGCCCAAGCGTTCACGGATGCCTGGTCACGCAAGTTCGGCAAGGGCGGTACCACTCGTGGTTCCGTAGCTGTTATTGGTGGTGGTGCTACCTTCCAACAGCTCTCACCGCTTAGCCCTGCCGATGGCGACACCCAGAAACTTAAGGAGCAAACAACTGCCCGCATTGGCGCAGTCTTCCGTATCCCTAGTCACATGCTTGAAATCTTCAGTGGTGCCAAGTACAGCAACGTCCAAGTTCGCAACACGGCGTTCTATCGTGACAGTGTTGCACCTCTGACCACGTTGGTTGAACAGAAGTTGACCTCTGGCCTATTGGCTGGAACTGGCCTCACGATCCGCTTTGATAGCTCCGATCTACTACGGGGTGACCTTCAGCAAGCCACGGCTGTTGCTGTTGACGCTGTGACTGCACAAATCCTAACGGTCGATGAGGCTCGTGCTCTGATGGGCTACAGTCCAATGGCAGAGGAGGACAAACCCAAGCCAATCGCTCCACCAATTCAAGAGGAAACCCCTAATGAAGATAATCAATAAATCCATTGCCCTTGTCGTTGATACGAACAAGACCGGGGCAACAACTGGCACAATCTCCGCCTATCTCACAACCTTTGGCAACTCGGATATCGTTGAAGACATTATTGATAAGGGCGCTCTGGACAGCTTTATCGCTAAGTTTGACCCAAGCACCCAGAAGCTCCCGATGTTTTACGAGCATGACCACACAGCCATCATTGGCGAGTGGATCGACCTGAAGGCAGACAACCACGGCGTTATGGGAACAGGTGTTCTCTACACTGAAACAACCAAGGGCTCCGATGTCTACAAGCTTATGAAGCGGGACGCTGTTAGTGCAGTCTCCATTGGCTTCAGGAGCGGCGACTACACCAAGAATGCTGGTGGTGGTCGCACGTTCAACCAAATGGACTTAGTGGAGACCTCTGTCGTCCTACGTCCTGCCAACGATCAAGCGCAAATCGTATCCGTGAAGTCCTCCGATGGCTTCATTGAAACGGCTGCACTGAAGAAGCACCTTATCGAAGGCGGCCTGACCAAGTCTGAATGCGAGGCACTGTTCCTCTCAGGATGGAAGGGTCTTAAGAACCTTCGGGAGCACGACACGCTCCAAGAGACACTGGCTGAAGCCCTCGGTGGTTTCACCCTGTAAAGACCTTTGGCGGAATGCCAGAACCCGCATCATTCCGATGCATTCGACCATAACCCAAACAATCTTAGTGTAGGTGGAATACCTCACGACCAATAAAGATCATCTTGAAAGGATGTACTA